ACACCTTCAGCGAGGTCGTCTTCACCGACTACCTGCCCTTCACCAAGAACCCGTGCACCGAGTACGGCGCCTCCGCCCACACCCTGTGCCAGACCTTCGGCCCCATGTACGACGCGCCCCCGCGCGGCATGCGCAACCTCGCAGGCCCCGCCCCCCAGGTCGCCGGCCCGCTCGGGCACGGCGAGTACTTCGGCGAGCTCGACGAGGCCGAGATCCGCGGCCTGGAGAAGCATGTCCTCTCCGGCAGCGACCCCCACACCCGCGCCGGCCGCGGCGGCAAGCCCAAGAAGCGCAGCCGGTTCTTCTGACCAAGCCGGGGCGCCCCGCATCGCCTGGACAGCACCGGGGCGCCCCTTCCACCCACCACGCGCACGCGCGCAGAAGGCAACCCACACATGACCACGACCCTGCACGCCCAGGCAAGCCCGCCCCGCCCCGCAGCCGCCCTCACCCTCGACGAACGAATCATCTTCACCAGCCACGCGATGAGCATCCGCCTCGCCGAAGCCGCCGCCGCCTTCGAAGTGCGCACCGCCCACATCGCCGGCGCCGATCCAATCCCCGAAACCCCCGACACGGTGCCGCTCACCCCCACCCTCGCCCCGGCCCCGCAGCCCAGCCCGTACAGCACCCCGATGGCCGGCCTCCTCGACCGGGCCCGCCACTACATCGCCACCCGCGGCCTTCTGCGCGGCAACCTCCGCGACGAGAACGACGTACACGGCGCCCGCTGCCCGATCGGAGCCCTCCGCTACGAAGCCGGCGCCAACCGCTGGCTCGCCGACGACGCCAGCACGTTCCTCCTCGACGTCATCCAGGCCGAATTCCCCCACGCGGAAACGATCCCGTCCTGGGTCGACGCACAGACCAGCCCCGCACCCGTCCTCGCCAGCATGAGCCGCGCCGCCGAACTCGCCAACACCCGCGGACTCTGAAGAGCCGACATGTCCACCACCCGCAACCGCACCTGACCCGCAGCCGCCCAGAAAGAGAGAGACAGCATCATGCGCATCCGCCGCGAAAGCCCCGCCGACGACAACGAGCGCACCGAACGCCTCCTCGACGCCGCCGACAACGCCTTCGGGAACGCCGACGGCTCCGCGTTCGAAACCGTCGTCATGACCGGCCTCGGAACCGACAAAGCCGCAGCCGCCGCCGGCAACTACCCGCCCGCCGGCCACAGCTACCCGAAACGCTGACCTACGGCACGGCAAGGCCCCGGCTGGGATCGTCTCCAGCCGGGGCCTGCGTTGTGCGGTGGGCTACTTCTTGGCGCGCCGGGCTTCGCGGATGGCTTCGGCGGCTTCGGGGTTGGCGATGCGGCGGACGGTTTCGCGGGTGTAGCCGGTGGCGGCGGCGATGTCTTTCTGGGTGGCGCCTGCTTTGAGGGCTTCGAGGACGTCGGCGGTGCGTTGTTTCTCGGCGTCTTCGACGGCCGTTTCGTAGCGGGTGCGGATGGCGGCGAGGTCGTTGGTGGTGGGCGGCATGGATCCAAGTGTGGCGCATCCGGTAGGCCTAGTCTAGTTGACGTGCGTTACGCGGTAGGCCTACCATGTAGGCATCACCGCACCGCAAGGGGGAAGCCCAGATGATCCGCTCAATCCGCACCCGCCGCCCCATCGCCCACCGGGTGCTCGCCGCCGCCAGCAGCACCGCCAAGGCCCTCGCCTACCGCACCCTCTCCGGCGTGATCGCGGTCCTCGTCGACGCAGGCCAGCTCATCCGAACCGGCGACTTCCTCCAGCGCATCGGCGGCCAGGACCTCCCCGACGGCCAGCAGGCTTGGTTCGGCCGCCACGTCGCCAAGGCCTACCGCAACACTCACGGCGGCGACACGGTCCGCGTCTGGGCCCGGCACCGCACGACCGGCAAGTGGATCCACGTCTACGTCTACAACCCCGGCGACGACGCCCTCCACACCGCCCTCCACACCTACAAGGCGACCCGGCACCTCGTCGCTGAGACCTACGCGAGGTGCGCATAGACCAACTTCATGGTCGACCGCATCATGGCCAAGGTCTCCCGTAACGCCGACGGATGCTGGATCTACACGGGAACGCTCGACAAAGACGGCTACGCGATGTTCTCGGTGCACGGCGTCAGAACGAATCGAGTGCACCGCCTGATGTACGAGGCGACGGTCGGACCGATTGCTGACGGGCTGGAGATTGACCACCTTTGCCGGGTCCGCAACTGCGTCAATCCGGAGCACCTGGAAGCCGTAACGAGACGCGAGAACTCGCTGCGCAGCGAGAGCTTCGCCGCGATCAACGCCCGCAAGACGCACTGCGTCCACGGCCACGAGTTCACCCCCGAGAACACGTACACCAAGCCGAACGGCCACCGGCAGTGCCGCCAGTGCGGCCGCGAGGCGACGGCCCGCTACTTCGCCACTACGGGTCGAGCGCGAGACCGAAGGCGACGCGCCACCTAGGAGCCCGCATGACCGCCGAACCGCTCCCCGAGTGGGAGGAAACCGCCGAGGAGGTCGCCGCCTGGGACCGCTGGTGGGGCGACCGCGACACCGACCAGGGCGAGGAGTAGCCGTGGACTGTGACTGCGACCGCTGCTGCTCTCGCTGCCCGCACGACCCCGACTGCACGCCACTCGGCGAACCCGACGACCCATCCGACGCCTACAACGAATAACCGGCCGACACGAGAAGATGGGACGCATGGACACCTACCGCTACGTCGATCTCGACGGCGACCACCTAGAAGTCCGGCCATGGGAACAGGGCGGCATCAAGCTCGACAGCTTCGATGGTGCTACGGAGCACCGCGTCATCCTTGCGGTCCCAGCAGGCCGGATTGAGGAGCTGATCGCTGGCATCCGTGCTGCTGCCGAAGCGGGCTCCACGGCCTGACTCTGCACACACCGAAGGCCCCGGTCCGCCGTCCGGACCGGGGCTTCCGCCATGCCCGCCGCCACCCGAACGGGTAACAGACGCGCCACAAGCACACCCACTGTCAGAGCCTCCCCATACGCTCCCCGACACAACCCGCATCCAAGGGGGGCACCTTGAGCCACTACCCGCCACCGCAGCGCTACACCGAGAAACGCGGCGCCAACCACGGCCTCCACCTATTCCTCACCATCTGCACGTGCGGAATCTGGGCCATTACTGGCTGGCCTATCGCCGCCGCCATGGGTCGCAAAAAGACCGTCACCACCTACGCGCCGCCCCCTATCCCGCCAGCGCAGGGATACGGACCTCCGCCGCAGGGATGGCAGCAACCACCTGGACAGCCAGGCCAGTACCCGCCCCAGCAGTACCCGCCCGGCTCGTAAGCCCAGCCGGACATGTGTGAGGCCCCGGTGCCGTCGAGCCCGGGGCCTCACGCCTTTCCGCCGCCCTAGCGGTTCTTGCGCCCCCGCGCCTGCCGCGTCCGCGCCCCTTTGCGGGACATGGCGCTGCGCTCGACGTGCGTCCGGCCGGCGTTCGAGATGCGGGCCGCTTTCGACTTCGAGGCGCCCTTGCGTCGCAGCGCGCGATAAACGGCCTGGCGGCTGCGATAGACGAAGCCCCAGCGTCCGCCCCGGTCGGACACCAACTTCCTCACCTCGCGCTCGAATCGAAGACTGGTGCATTCTCTGGCCTACGATTCAAAGGTACAGGTGAAGGAGGCAGGTCACTATGCCCAACCCGGACGGCACCCCATACAACCCAGCCGACGGACTCCGCGACCCCAGCAACGGCCGCTACCTCCGCAACCCCGAAACCGCCAACCGCGACGCGGAAGCCGCCCGCCTGCGCTCTAAAGGCCACACCTTCCAGCAGATCGCCGACCAGCTCGGCTTCAACCACCGACGCGAAGCACAAACCGCCGTCGAGCGCGCCATCGCAGACGTCATCCGCGAACCCGCCGAAGCCGTCCTGCACTTCGAGCTCGAACGCCTTGACGCCCAACTCCTCCGCCTCGCCGAACTCGAAGAAGCCGCCCGGAAAGTCCTCGCCACCCGGCACATCACCGTCAACAACGGACGGATCATCTACCACCCCGGCACCGAAGAACCCATCGAAGACGACGGGCCCGTACTCCAGGCCATCGACCGCCTGGTGAAAATCGAGGACGCCCGCAACCGCAACGCGGAACGCCGCGCGAAACTCACCGGCATCGAAGCCGCCGTCAAGGTCGACGCCACCGTCCACGAAGTCACCCAGCAGGACGTTGAGCTGGCCGAACTCATCCGGGAAGCGCAGGCGAAGAACGCGGCCGAGGAAGCCCGCATCAAGGGCGGCGACGGCGGCCTCGGTTGACCGAGTACCTGCACGACCCCGAAACCGGCGAGCCTTACAACGCCACCACCTTCAGCCTCGACGAATACCTGGAAGGGATCGATCCGAGGCTCCTCAAGACGAGTGACGGGCGCCGCGCCCTGACACGCCTTGATCCTCTCGCCTTCGGACTCCTCTACCTGCCGCACCACATGAAGGGCAAGCAGACCGGCGAGCAGATCACGTTCGCCGACTGCCACCTCGACTGGGCGCGGCGGGCCCGACAGTGGGTGCGGCCCGTAACGGAGCCACGCAGTGCGCGGGACGTATTCATCAGCCCGCGAGAATCCGCGAAGAGCACGTGGTGGTTCCTCATCATCCCCATGTGGGCAGCCGCCCACGGATTCGTCCACTTCGTGGCCGCATTCTCCGACAGCGCCTCTCAGGCCGAAACCCATCTGGCCACGTTCAAAGCCGAGCTGGACGGCAATCCCCTGATCCGTGAGGACTTCCCCGACCTCGTCCAGCCGGCGACCAGCAGCCGGGGAGCGGTCAAGGCTGACCGTCAGTCGCAGATCCAGATGGCGAACGGCTTCACCTTCGCGGCAAGAGGTATCGATTCAGGCAACCTCGGCCTCAAGGTCGGCCGCCAACGGCCCGACGTCCTGATTGCCGACGATATCGAGAGCGGCGAGGCGAACTACTCGGTCCACCAGGCGGCCAAGCGCTTGTCGACCCTGCAGAACGTGATCCTGCCGCTCTCGGAGTTCGCTCGTTGCGTCGTCGTGGGAACGACCACCATGGCGGAGGGTCTCATTCATCAGTGCGTGAAGAGCGTCATCACAACCGAGAAGCCCGCCGAGTGGATCAAAGAAGAGAAGTTCGACGTCCACTACTACGAACCGATCATCCAGACCGACATCGGTGAACGGTCCATCTGGCCTGCCAAGTGGCCGATGGCTTACATGGCAACCGTGAGGGCGACCCGAAGCTTCAAGCTCAACTTTTTGAATCAGCCGTCCAGTGCAAACGCCGACTACTGGACCGAGGACGACTTCACCTACGGGCGCTTCCCCGTCGCACGCAAATACCTGTCCGTTGACGGCGCGGTCACGACGAAGAAGAAGTCGGACTTCACCGCCCTATCGGTGGTGGGCCTCGCGCCGGCCCGGCCCGCCACGGACAAGGACCGGGCCGTGCCGGCGCGCTGCTTGGTCGAGCATGCCGAAGCGATCAAGTTGAAGGGTGCGGCTCTGCGTGAGCGGGCGTTGCAGATCCTGGATGCCTACCCGGAGATCGGGGCCATCCTCGTCGAGAGCAACCAGGGCGGCGATCTGTGGCATGAGGTGTTCCACCACATGCCCGTCAAAGTGGTCACCTTCTCCAACAGCGAGCCGAAGGAAGTGCGCGCCGGCCGCCTCCTGAACCTCTACCAGCTGCTTCCGCCCCGCGTCGTCCACGCCGAGCCGCTGCCTGCTCTTGAGGAGCAGATGTGCGCGTTCCCGAAGGGTCTCAACGACGACCTGATCGACAGCGTGGGGAACGGGGTTCTGCGTTTCCTTCGGCCGCCGAAGAAGAAGGGGCCACCGAGCGCGTCGCGCGCCAGCTACGTGTAACCCGACGATTCGTAGGTCAAGGAACCGGTGGCTGCCGATACCGCCATGTCTAGCGACCTTGTACCCTTCGATTCAAAGGTCACGGCTGGGAGGTCGCATTGGATGATGAGCGCGTCGACCTCATGTACGGCATCAAGGAGCTCACCGACGCCCGCCCCGGCTACGACCAGGCGCAGGTGTACTACGACGGCAAGGTCCCCGAGGTCTTCACCAGTACCCGCCTGCGCCGCGCCCTGGCCGCGCACAACATCGACTTCGACCTCAACTTCGCGAAAACGCCGGTCAACGCGGTCACCAACCGGCTCAAGGTTGCCTCGATCACCAGCCCCGACGAGGCTGTCAACGATCTGATCTCCAAGGTGTGGCAGGACAACCAGCTCAACCTCGAACTCCCCGACCTGTTCCGGCGGGCCGGCGAGTACGGCGACGCCTACCTCATGGTCATCCCCGTCGAAGACGAGGACGGCAACACTCTGCGGGTCGAGATGTACTACAACTCACCGCAGACGGTCCGCGTCATCTACGACGAGGAGAACCCGCGCCGCAAAGCGTTCACGATCAAACGCTGGTGCGACGGGCCCTACCTGCGGGCCGAGTTGCTGTACGACGACCGCACCGAACGCTGGACCACCGGGAAGAACTCCACCGGCGACAAGCCAGGCGACTGGCAGCACTGGCCCGCCGACGAAGACGACCCCGAATCGTGGCTCATCGACCACGACTGGAACGAACAGCCAGCCTTTCATTTCCGCACCGACCGCCCGTATGGCACCCCGGAGCATTACGGCGCCTACGGCCCGCAGAACGCGATCACCAAGCTGCAGGCCACCCACATGGGCACCGTCGACTACCAGGGCGCCCCGCAGCGGTACGCGCTCACCGAGACCGCCAGCACCGACACATCCGATCTCGACCCGGGCGACTTCGACGACGATGACTGGCCACCCCAGGACGCCGGGGCCGGACCGTCGGACATCGGCGACGACTCCAGCCTCAAGGCCGGGCCCGGCGAGATGTGGCTGCTGCGCGGCTACAAGTCCGTGGGCCAGTTCGATGCAGCGGACCCGGACGTGTTCCTCGACCCGATCAACTTCAACGTGAAGGCGATGGCGCAGATCACCGACACGCCCCTCAGAATGTTCGACCCGCAGTCCTCCAGCCAGCGATCCGGCGAGTCCTACCGCGAAGAAGACGGGCCGTTCATCTCCAAGGTGGAAAGCCGGCAGACCTCCTACGGGGCATCCCTGCACGCCGCGTTCGTGTTCGCGCTGCGCCGCCTCGGCGTCGACGACCCGGTCATCACCGTCGACTGGGTTCCCGCCCGGTCCGTGTCCACCGCCGAGGGCTGGCAGACCGTCAAGGCGAAAATCGACGCCGGAGTCCCGCGCCGCCAAGCACTCATGGAAGCCGGCTACCGGGCCGAGCAGGTCGACGAGTGGCTTGCCGGCGTGGACGACGCCGAACTTCAGCGGCGCGTCGACATCCTCGCCAGCTTGGCCGACAGCGCGCAGAAGATCGGCGCCGCGAAGACTCTCGGGGTTCTCACCGACGAGCAGGCGCAGAGCATCCTCGACGGCGCCATGTCCGACCTCGACGTCCTGACCGCGGCGCAGCGGGAGGACTGATGCCGTACACGACGGACGGCCTCAACGACCTGGTGGCCCGGCATGCGAGTGAGGCGCTCGCCCTGGAGCAGCAGACCGCGAACACGGCGGTCGGCGGCGCCGACGTTGCGGCGGCCGCGCTCGTCAGGCGGGTGCTCACTGCGTGGGCGCGGGCCTTCGGCGGCCCTGACGAGGAGGCGGCCGACCGGTCGATGCTGCGGCGCCTGCTGGCGTCAGCGCGGGCTGCAGTGCGGCGCATCCTCGATGCTCTCGCCGACCGTGCTGCCGCAGCCTTCAGCAGGGTCCTGACTCAGGCGGTCGCGCTGGGGGTGCGGCAGGCGGGCGAAGCCATCGCGGCGGCGTCCGGGCGGACGCGCCGCACTTCGGCGGCCACACCGAGCCGCGAACTGATCGATGCCGTGGGCCGCGTTACGGCCCTCGTGCGGGAGCGGCGTGACCGCGCCCTAGCCCTGTTGCGGCCGGAGCGGGTGTCGCGCTGGAGCCATGCCCTGACCGGGCTCGGCGCCGTGACCGCGGCTGTGTCGGCGGTCCGCGGGCAGGCCGCACTGGTGGTGCACTCCGGGATCAACGACGGTATCCGCGCGGTAGCCGACGCTGTCGGACTTGGCCGCCTGTGGATCACTGAGGCGGATGCTTGCGTGAACTGCCTGGCCTACGCAGGTCGGGCGGTGGCGGTCGGGGAGTCGTTCCCGGGCGGCTTGTCGTGGGATCCCCGCCAGCGCCGCATCGGTGCCGCCGCGGTGGCTGGCCCGCCGCTGCACCCGCACTGCCGCTGTCGCACGATCCCCTGGTCTGCCCGGTGGGCGGCTTCGGGTGTGCCGTTTCCGGAGGCACTGCGGCGGGAGGCGGAGCGGGCGGTCGGCTACGGCCAGCGGCGCCCGTCGGAGTCCGGTGCAGCCCGCGTGCGGGCTGCACGTGAACTCCTGCGCACTGTCGACGACCTGCTGCCTGCCGTTGAAGCCCGCGCCCGTACCGCAGTGAGGACCGGCCGATTTCCGACGGCCGCGTAGACCCCGGCAGCCCGTGACGGGCTACCGCCAACCCCCGTGATGGGAGAACACCATGGGCATCCACCCCGACCACCCCGACGCGATCACCCTGCCCCCGGGCACGATCCTCGGCTACCGGGCCGACGGACGGCCGATCCACGTCATCGCCGGTGGCGCGGAGACGGACGACGAGCCGGACGGCGAGGTCGACGACAGCCCGGACGATGAGACCGACACCGACGACGACGCAGGGCCGGACGAGGCTCCGAAGCCGAAGCCGCCGGCGAAGAAGACCGACGCGGAGCCGGAAGAAGAGTGGACGCCCCCTTCACGCGAGGAGTGGGAGCGGGTCCGCCGCACCATGGCCGCACGCAAGCAGGAGAAGCTCGACGTGCAGCGGCAGCTGAACGAGTTCCGCGACAAGTTCCGCGAGCAGGAGACCGAGACGGAGAAGGCGGTCCGGGAGGCCGAGGAGAAGGCCGAGGCCCGCTACAAGCCGATCGCCGTCCGCAAGGCCGTTCGCGCCGCACTCGTCGAAGCCGGCGCAACCGCGGCGACGGACGGCGACAAGGAGAAGACCGAGGCGCGCATCGCCCGACTGATGAAGCTGATCGACGTCGGGGACCTGAGCATCGACGACGACGGCGAAGTCCTCGGCGTGGACGAGCAGATCGACGGACTCCGCGCCGACTACCCGGAGCTGTTCGAGCCTGCCGCGAAGAAGGCGAAGGCGCGGCCGACGGGTGCGCCGAAGCCTGCCGCGGTGGAGAAGCCGAAGTCGACGGCGGAGAAGCATGCGGCCCGGATTCTGGGCAGGGCTTGACATTCGAAGGTATATTCATCGCCAGGTGAATTGACTCCGGTGATCGGAGCCGAACACCGCCCTTGTCTGCGAAGGCGCCCGTGATGGGGCCCGAGCCTCAACCGCTTCCCCATCACGCGCCCGCAGGAGGGCCCCAGTGGCACGCAACACACTCGAGGCGTGGATCCCGGAGGAGTACGAGACTTCCCGGGTCATCCAGTCCATCAACCAGATCTCCGCCGTCGAAGCCCTCGCAGCCCGCATCCCCATGGGCTCCGACACCAAGCACGTCCCGCGCACCGCGGGCATGGGTGTCGACGTCGTCGCCAAGGGCGGCACCTACGGCGAGGACACCTCCCTCAACGACGAAGTCCTCCTCACCGCCCGCAAGATGGGCAAGGCCGTCCGCATCGCCGAAGAGGACATCGACGACTCCGTCGCCAACATCATCGACGCGAAGATGATGGGCTGGGGCAAGTCCTACGCAAAGTTCCTCGACAACGCCACCCTCGCCGTCACCGCGGCCGAGAACGGCACCACGGTGCCCTTCACGTCGCTGTACGCGCTGCTCCACACCACGGACAACAACCTCGGCTACACCGCCGACACCAACATCACCACCGCCGCGACCGCGGGCGCCCCGACCTACTCGGAGTTCTCCACCGCCATCGGCAACGTGGAGACCGGCGACTACTTCGACCCCGGCAACATGGTCGCCATCGCCAACCCCGCGTTCCGCAAGAGCCTCCGCGGTGTCCTCGACACGCAGAACCGGCCCATCTTCCTAGAGGGCCTGGCCGGCACGCCGGACACCATCTTCGGCGTTCAGGTCCGCTGGTCCCTCGGCGCGAAGACCTCCCCGGTTGCCGCAGCCGCCCCGGGTGGCCGTCCGATCATGGCGTTCGTCAACCCGGAGCTCCTCCTCCTCGGCGTCCGCTCCGGCCCCGAGTCCGTGTTCATCGACGGACGCGACGGCCTCTCCGCGCTGACGGACGAGTCGATCCTGAAGATGCGCGCCCGCCGCGGCTTCGCCTACGGGCACCCGGGCGGCGCCGCAATCCTCGTCGGCTGACCGCCCCACCCACCCCGCACCGCCCGAGGCTCCGGGCGGTACGGCGGCCAGCAGGGAGGTGAGCCATGGCAACGCGCAAGACCACCAGCAGCAAGACCACGGCCGATCAGAGCGGCGAGCAGCTTCAGCAGCGCCAGTTCCCCGCGAAGGCCGGCGCACCCGACGTCGAGGTCGACAAGCGGTCCGCCGACGGCAGCGAAGGCACCCGCTTCGTCAAGGAGTACGTCGTCCTCGGCCGTGACTGGACGGGCGAGGAGTACCAGCACGAAGCCAACAAGGCCGGCGTGTCCAACGAAGCGATTCAGAGGGGCCTCCACCCGCGCGGCGACGTGTCCTTCGACGGCGCCGAGGACCACCCCGACGGCCAGTCGGTGACGCTCACCTACTCGGTGGACACGGTGCCCGCGTCGGTGGACCACCACCCGGAGGACACCACCACGCCGCGGGACATCATCGAGGACGCCGGCGGCGACACCAGCAGCAGCAAGGACGCCTGATGGTTGACGCCTGGGCAACTCCGCAGCAGGTCATCAACGTCACCGGCGTGTCGGTGACGGACCAGCAGCTTGCCCAGGCGCAGGACGACATCGAGATCTTCACCGGCCGCGTGTACGACGACACTGCGCGGATACGACCGAGGGATCTCTACTGGCTGGGCCGGGCCGTCGCCCGACAGGCAGCGTGGCTGGCGGGCCAGTTCGGGCTGGAGACGCGGCTGGATGCCACGCAGATCCAGCAGGATCAGGTTTCCACCACGCTGCAGGGCGACGGCCTGGTCCTCGCACCGATGGCCGCGCGGGCACTGCGCCGCGTGTCGTGGATGCGGTCCCGCACGGTGCACATCCGCTCCGCGCTGGAGGGGGCGGGCCCGGTCGGGAACGTCCTCTCCGATGCCGCGGATGACTCGCTGGTGTGGGCCCCGTACCACGGGGGTGCGTGATGCAGGCCATCGCGACCACCACGGTCAGCATCCTCCGCGGTACGACGACCGACGACTACGGCGACGAGCGGGACACGGACACGCCGGTGGCCACCGGGGTCCCGGCGTCGCTGACGGAGCAGTCCCGCCGGGTCACCACCCGGGATGATCCGACGCCGCGCATCGTCCGCTACGCCGTCGCCCGACTCCCCGCCCGAACCGACGTCACCGATCAGGACCGGATCCGCGACGAGCGGACTGGCGCCGTCTACATCGTCGACGCCGTGTCCGGCATGACGAACCCCACGTTCGAGGTGGACCGCCGCCTCGACCTGCGGCGCACCACCTGATCAACAACGGAACAGGGCCACATGCCTGGGGAGACCGGGCGGCCACGAGTACGAGACCGGCTTCGGAGAGGAGGCGGCCATGGCGCGATCCGGTGTGCGGATCGACCCCGCTGGGCGGACGCACGTTGATGCGGCGATCAACAACTGGATGCAGGACGTCATCGGCGACGCCATCCTCGGCGACGCGAAGAACTACGTCCACAAGCGCACCAGCCGCCTCCATGACAGCCTCCGCGCCGAATGCCACGACAAGGTGCTGCGGGTCGGCTCCCTGGACTGCAACTACGCCACCGACGTCGAGCTCGGCACGAGCCCGCACGTGATCCTCCCGACGAACAAGAAGGCCCTCTTCTGGCCGGACGCTGACCATCCCGTCCGCAAGGTCAACCACCCCGGCACCGCGCCTGCCCCGTATTTGCGGCCCGCTCTCTTCCAGCGGAGGACCGCATGAGCACCCCCGTCCTGCGCGCCACCCCCGAACTCGTCGCGATCGCCTGGCTGAAGACTGTTGTCGGCGACCGCGTCTCCACCACCCTCCCCAAGAACACCGCGGGCTGGGAGGACGCCGGCTTCGTCACCCTCGTCTCCGCCGGCGGCACCCCGAACCTGTACGTGCCGCTGCGGGACCCGGTCATGGGCGTGGACTGCTGGGCGGTCAACCCGCAGTCGCAGAAGCCGCCGTGGAACAAGGCGGCCGCGCTGGCGGAGGCGATCCAGGCGGCCTGCTACGACCACCCGGCGATCCCGCAGACGCTCACCCTGCTGGCCGGCTACCCGCAGGCCCGGGTCCTGTCGGCGTACACGACGGGCGAGCACCGGCGCGTCCACGACGACGCCTCCTCCTACGCCCGCTACAGCATTCCGGGCCTGGTCATCGCATGGACGGAGGTCCCCTCGTGATGTGGGCAATCCAGGAAGACACCCCGCACGGGCAGCTCCTGTCCTACGGCGGGAAGACCCTCGTGCACGGCGACCGCGCGGAGTTGGAGTTCCTCCTCGCCGGACCAGTCCGGTTCGTTCCCTGCCCGCCGAGCCTTCGCCCCGAGGACTGCCTGGAACTCCGATTCCACCCCCAGTTCTCCCACCACCAGTTCCCGCTCCGCAGAGAGGCCTACCGCTGATGCCGACCATCCGCACCACCATGCGACCCGACCAGGAGCTTGAGGTCGACGACACCGAGTACGCCCAGCTCAAGTCGCAGGGCCTCCTCGTTGAGGACGACCCCGCGACCGAGCCGGAGGCGGAGCCCGCGGCCCCGGCTGCCCCGGCGAAGAAGACCACCCCCTCCGGCGTGACCGGAAGCAAGGAGAACTGACCCATGGGCGTCAACACCGACAACCTGATCCAGGGCCCGGCCACCCTCTACAAGGGCGCGTTCGGCGCGACCGAGCCGGCCGACACCAACGTCGCCATCAACGCCACCCCGCCCGCGTCCGCGTGGACGGACCTGGGCGGCACGCAGGACGGCGTCAAGTTCGGCGGCGACCAGACGTACAGCGAGCTGGAGGTCGACCAGATCACCATGCGCGTGGGGTCCCGGCTGACGAAGCAGGACTTCACCATCGAGACGTCGCTTGCGGAGGCGACGCTGGAGAACCTGGCGCTCACCCTCAACGGCGGCACCAGCGCGTCGGGTACGGGCTACAAGACGTTCGAACCCAACGTGACCAGCTCGGCGACGCAGCCGAACTACTTCGCGGTCATCCTCGACGGCTACGCGCCCGGCCAGTTCCGCCGCCGCATCATCGGCCGCCGGATGCTCAACGTCGACAGCGTCGAGCTGCCGTACACGAAGGACAAGCAGACCTTGATTCCGGCGAAGTTCGCGGCGCACTACGTGTCCGCGTCGATCGCGCCGATCCACATCGCCGACGCCACCAGCTAGCCCTGTCCGCAGCGAGGAGCACCACCATGGCATCCACCACCCGTCAGTCCACCGCAGCAGCAGCCCGCAAGCGTGCCGCGTCGAAGCCCGTCA